ATAAGATTTAACATGATCTTCTTCCCATTCAATTTCAAATTCATTTCCATCAGTTCCATCAGGAAGTTCTGGATCAACTTTAAATTTGTGTGTTCTAATTACAACTTCTTTATTTGCAACTAATTTATCATAAGCCTGTTGAATATAGTCATTTTTAAAACGAGGAAATGAAAGTAAAATTAGTTTACCAAAATCTGGAAAACGAGAATTTACAGATGCTCTATACATCTTATAAATAGCAGAAGCAGTTTTTGCTTGGTCATTTCCAGAAGTTGATTCAAGTTCAAATCCTGATATCTCATCAAGAATTACCATAATAACATTGTATCCCTCAAAGGCTTCTCTTTCAGAGTGACCTGAGTGTACTGTAATTGCTTTATCAAATTCAAAACTAGAAACTTTTGAAATAAACTTTCCTGCAAACCAAGGAGAATTTGAAATACGAGTAGCAAATCCTTTAAAGAAAACTCTTTTAGCCTGTTCAGCGTTAATAGCCACATTGATAATGTCAATAGCATCACCTGGAGGCTTACCAAAGTATCTTGCTGGATCCTTTAAGCATAAAAGTAAATGCACAATATATGCACAAGCAATCGTAGATGTATAGTCTTTACCAGAACCTTTACCTAGTTGTAGTACAACTTCGCTACAGGTCTGCTTAAATCTTTTATTACCCTCATCTTCTCCATATAACTGAATAAGAGTTTCTTTTTTATATACCTGAGTCATAGCCTTAATCATAGTATATTGATATTCTGACAGTGGGGGAAGTCCTAAATAGTGTTCATCAACAACAAATTGTTCAATAGTAACTGGCTCTTCTTCAAATATGTCACCCGCAAGAGCATCCATAAATTCAGAAAAATCAAAATTAGTCGACATCTATTGCCTCTAGTCTTCCAGTTACCTGTGAAAGACGCTTGGCTACTTCAAATTTACAATGGTCACAATCGCTAGTAACTTCTTTCAAAATACTTACAAGAACTTCTTGCTTGCGTTCTGTTTCCATTAATTGATCTGCTAATTCGTTATCCTCTAAAAGCCCAGCCTTTTGTAGCATATCAATACGCTTAGATTCAATATCAGCAATAAGTTTTAATGTGGAAGCCTTTGTATTATACTGAGCATTTTGGTCAGCCTGTTCTACAGTTTCCCATGCACGCTGGATTAACATAGCATAATGTTGATCTGCTCCTGCTAATGCTTCCTTGGCACGCTCACGAACATGATTGTCAGATTTAATAAGAACTTTCCACTCATCAAGTAAGTCAAGTACTTCTGCTCTTTTCATTTCAAGAGTCCTTGCAATTGTGGTTGGATTTCCACCCTTTAAAAGTTCTTCAACAACTTTATTCATTCTGTCGAATCGTTCAAAGACTTCAATCTGTGACATCGTGTTTCTTTCTCCTGCTCTTTTTAGGGCGCAAGACTCCCTTTAATTCATCTATGTGAAACGAACGATATCTGCCAGTTGAAATTTCTATGCAGTCAATCCATTGAACATTTTGCTTTTTATTATGTGCCCACTTATGAAACTTAAATGAGCCTCTTTCACCTTTAAATTTAATAGTTTCACCAGGCTTTATGATATCTTTTTTAAACTCAAGTTCATAGTAACAGAAAATATCTGGACTTAGATATTCATTAGTTCCATCATAAATAATTTCTTGCTTTTTACGAGCCATTACTTACCTCTGCTATCTGTACGGTAGAAACCACTACCTTTAAATTGAACTCCAACTGGAGTAAATACCCTAACTAATTCACCCCCACAGTTACATAGTTCTGGGTGTGGGTCTGAAATTGACTTTTCAATTTCTATATGAATCTCACAAACTTTACATGTGAAGTCATATCTTGGCATGTCAATCCCTTTCCTTATATATTATACCATTATTGCTTAGATTGTTCAAGGCGCTTGATTTCATCTGTAATATAAAAGATAGCCTTTTTTAAATCTTCTATGTGTTTCTCTTCATTTTTTAGTCCTGCTCTCCAAAGGTACTTGATAGCATTACCAATATTATAGTTCCTATGTCGCACAATTTCAATACACTCTACGCCACTTGGATCGCTTATATAATGTTTTGGGTGATTAACCATATCATTAATTTTTACCATGAGGTTTACTTTCTCCTAAACTTGAATGAGTAACTTTAATGTACTCTGCATTATTTTTAAATTCTTTAATATCTTTTGATCCTGAATATGACATGGCGGAACGAAGCCCACCAGTAAACTCATCAATTACATCAATAACAGAACCTTTATAGGGAATAGTAGTAGCAATCCCTTCAACTACTGAAACGGAACCACGCCCCTCATATTGAGCCTCTCGTGATGCCATTCCTCTAAATTCTTTAAATTGATTTCCATCATAATCCATCTTAACAGTTCCTGGAGATTCTTTAGTTCCTGCTAACAGTGAGCCTACCATAACTGCATCTGCTCCTGCTGCTAATGCTTTTGCAGCATCTCCTGAATTTCTAATTCCACCATCTGCAATAATTGATGTGCCAGGAAATTTTAAATGATACTTTACAATGTCCATAATTGAGGCTAGTGTGGGCATTCCATGTCCTGTGACAATTCTTGTCGTACACATGCTTCCACCACCAATTCCTACTCGTATTGAATCTGCTCCTGCTTGAGCAAGTCTAGCAAATCCTTCGCCTGTAGAAACATTTCCTGCCATAATATGAGCACTTTCACCAAACATACTTCTTAGATTAGTTACTGCATCAATTGCATATTTACTATGACCATTTGCAGTATCAATTAAAAATGTTGTTGCTCCAGATGAAAACAATTCACTAGCACGCTCTATATAGTCACCAGTTGCTCCAATTGCAAATCCAGCATGAACTTTATAAGAACTTAACATTCGTGCATGAAATGCTTGTTCTTCAATTGTATTATATCTATGTATAATTCCAAGCCCACCCATTTTACGCAATATAAGAGCCATTTCCCATTCACACACAGTATCCATAGGTGCTGCGATCAATGGAATTTTCATTCCAATTGATCGCCTACCTCTTCCAATTGATGTGCGAGTGTCTATCTGGCTGCGAGACTCAATATCTGAGTGCTGTGGAACAAGCAAAATATCATCAAAACATAGTCTGACATTGCTATCATATTCTTTCAATTACATAAGCCTATCTGTCCAAGTTTTTGGAGTTTTATCCGTGATAAATTCTAGTGGCAAATGATAATCAAATTCTTTTGCGCCCTTTTCCTTAATCCATTGTACCAATTCTTCTAGACCTTCGTCAAGAGTGGTCTTGGTGTTATATCCTAAAAGTTTTCTAGCCTTATCTGCTGAACAATTTGCATGTTTTACTTCTTGTGGTCTTCCTGGCATGTAGATTGGATCAAGGTCAAAATCTAAAATTTTTGCAATTCTTTCTGCCAATTCTTTGATGGTAACAAACTCTTCATCAGGACCAATGTTTGTAACTTGACCGTCTACTACATCTGTCTCACAAGCAATCATTAATGGATCAATTACATCCTGCATAAACGAGAAACATCTCATTTGTTTACCATCACCATAAATAATTGGTTGCTTACCTTGCAACATACGATTAATCATAATAGATGCAACATTTCGGAATGGATCATCATACTTTTGTCGTGGTCCAATAATATTATGTGGAACTAAAATTGCATACTTCATGCCATGAGTGTCTGCAAGATTCTTAATCAAAAGTTCTCCCGCATATTTTGCAATTCCATACGGATCTTGTGGCAATGGAAGTAGGTCTTCAGTAAATGGAACAACTTCTTGAGTTCCATATCTAGCCATAGAAGAAAGATGAACAATTTTTTTTACTCCAGCCTTAATAGAGGCACTCATAACAGTTGTAATAATTTGTGAGGTATTTCTTACCACAAGTGCTGGAGAAAATACTGACAACCCCTCATAGGCTGTACAGGCTGTATGTACAACCATGTCTACACCTGTAAATGGCTCATGAAGTGATTCTAAGTCATTTAAATCTGTTTTCCAAAACTCTACTCCTTTTGGAACATTTTCTGGATATCCGCCAATAAAGTTATCAATACCTACTACTTCGTATCCTCTTTTTAAAAATTCATCTGCAAGGTGGCTTCCCATAAATCCCGCCACACCTGTAATTAAAACTTTCATGATAACCTCTTAACTGCTAAAACAATATTATCTGCACCGTTTGTTGTTGCCAAATCATTTAAATTAATAAGATACCACTCATAGTTAATTGGAAGTTCTTGTGCTAAATCTAGCCAATTTTCTTCAAACTCCGCACGAATATCTTCTACTACAAACCATCCATTAATTTCAAGAAGAGGTAGCAATTTAATAAATGTACGCTTAGTTTCTTCTAAGTAATGTGAACCATCATCTACAATAAAATTAAACTTTCTATCTTCTACAAAATTAATAAAATTATCAAATGTTTGCTCTTTAGTCTGGTCAACATAAAAAGATGTAATTCTGTCTTCTGTAAAAAATCTTTCTGGATTATATTCTAATCCAACAATCTTAGCAACTGGAAAAATTTCTTTCCATGCTCTAAGTGATGCACCCATATGAATTCCCATTTCAAGTACATCTGTTACTGAATTTAAATTAGAAAACAAGTTTGAATAAACTGTCTCATAATTATGATATCCCGTCTTATCAGAACCATGCTTTAAAAATGTATCTGCAAATAGTTGAACTACATCTTCCTTTGGGGTTCCTACATTTTTATAAAAATTATCTAGACCAATCATTAAACCTTCTCCTCATTAAATTCCAGCCTCTTACTGTGTAATCATCAGTAGCCTTTTTCTTTTCATAGTAGGTCTGATTACTTACAAATGTTTCATTATTTCTTTCTTGGTATTTACCGTTACTTTTAACAGTTTGTGAACCACCGCTATCATCAACAGGAATTCCTGGAATAAGAATATTTTCTGCTAAATTAGCACGAACAACTCTATCGTCAAAATCATTATCTTCAAAGTATGCTGGATAAATATACTCATCAAAAATTCCAACTGTATCTACAATATGTTCTCCAAAAGAGAAAAAACTGTAGTGGGCATCACTCTTTACAAGTACTCTTGGTCCACTATATTCTTCCATCTTAGCCAAAGATCCAGGCATAAAACTTGTATCTGCTGATGAAATTACCCAATATGGGGCAAAGGGATACAATTTAATTCCTAAATTCCAGCCACCAGTAATACCAAGATTTGATGGTAGATTTAAAATTCTAATATTTAAATGTGGGAATTGTTCTTTAATACCATCTGTTTCTGAATCAACCCCACTGTTGTTCATAATTAAAATCTCATCAATTGGATGGTCAATTGATGCAAGCGATTTACGCAATAAATCAAACCTGTTTAATACAGGAATAATCATAATGGGAATACTCATTTAGTCCACTTTCTTTGATTCTTAATCATACCATATTTTTCTAAAGCGCGCTGGATAGTCATATGACTACATCCCGCTTCCTCTGCCATTTCGGTAGTTTTCTTTTTTTCTACGACATAGCGTTTATATAGCCATGCTTTTGATTCATATAATTTAGTCATTTTTTCTTAAAACCAACATAACTAAATCTTCTAACTTATCAATTTTATCTCTAGTTATAGGAATTTCATCGCCATAATTATTTATAACTGTGACTTTCCAATCGTTAAAAATTTTATCTACAAAATCTTTTGGAGATTTTATGCTAATTTCAATTATAACAATTTCAGTTTTTTTAAGTATCTCTGGCATTCCTTGCCATGCTAACGGTTCAGCCCCTTCAATATCAATTTTGATAAGTTTTACCTTATCTTCTTTAATGATATTGTCTACAAGTTCGCAATTAACTTCTATAGAGTCATCCCATTCCGCATCTGGAATGTCAGATGGAAGTTCCATATCTTTATAAACAATTGAAGAGCCACCAATAAAATTAGTTGGAATACTAAGTGTAACTTTTCCTACATTATTTGATGCTGCAACATTATGCATTACAACTTGTGCACCACTATTAGTTGGATAATCTTTAATTGATTTAAGTAATAATTCCGATAACTTTGGATTTGCTTCAATAGCGTGAACCTTACCTTTAGATCCACATAAAACTTCTAGAATTCTTGTAAAATATCCATAATTAGAACCAATGTCAATACATACATCTCCTTCTACAATATTTTTTGTTATCCAAGATGTTACCCATGCTTCCCAGAAACCGTCTTTAGATAAATGTCTGCCGATAGATTTTTCTTCTGGATTTGTATAAATGAAAAATTCATCAAGTATTCTTGCGGGGCTGCTACCAGTAGCACCCTTTTCTCCTGCTGCTTCAACTAAAATACGACCCATATTATTATGTAACATTACCTCACCAAATTCTTAATAGCATACCATGCAATACCAACGGCATCTCCAACATTATCACTATGAGTATTAACTCCAAGTGTCCTTGCAAATGTTAATGTCTTTTGTTTCCTTTGTTCTCTAATTGTGGATTTAATCCAGTTATCAGATCTTTCAGGATTTTCTTTTTTTATTTGTGCTTTTTGTGCTGCTGTATAATTTTTGTTTCCAATAAATGATTGCCAAGTAATTGGATGCACTTCAACTACTTTAGCACCATTTTCTAAAAGTTCTCCCATAATTGTACCAAATGTGTAAGCCATTTTCAAACCAGTTTGTGCTGATCTGACCATAACTGCTGCTTCAATAATAATAAAATCACAATTAAATCTATCTCTTAATGCTTTTACTTTACGCTTTGCATCAAGAATTCTATCGTAAATGTCTGCACCAGTAAAAAGTATTTCTCCGTACTCAACAACTTTATCATTGTCAAAAATACAATATGCCATACTATTTGTACTAGCATCAATACCAATTACACGCTTTGCTTCTGATTTAAATAACTGACTAAGAGACAATTCCTAAATCCTTAAAAATAGTATTTCTAAATTTTATTTCTTTTTCTTTTTCACATTTAGAACAAATATCATCTTCATTGTATCTACTTAAAGGTGTTTTACATCCATGAGTTTTACAAATTCTAGATTTACCTGCCAGTCTAGCCTTTTTATCATAATACTTTTGTTTAATTTTTATGTTTGTGGCAATTCTGCAACACTCATCAGAACAATATTTTTGATTATGAGTCCTTGCTTCAAATTCATTATCACATTCATCATATGCACAAATCACTTAGGAGCCACCATCGATTCAATTGTAATGACACCTTCATCCATTTCTTTCCAACATTTAGTTTTTACTGGACAACCTTTACAAGCCCATGTAGATTTTGTAAAACCTCTAGTTGGAAGTGTATCGTTTAAAAATGCTTGATGAACTTCTCTCATCCAATCAAATGTGTCATCAATAATCTTTTTATTACGAGCATTCATGTTTACTGGAATAATGCAAATTTCTTGTGTATTTTTATTTTCATACATAAGGAAGCCTTCATCAGCCCCCTCAACTTTCATATAGGTAAGAATTTGAAGTAGATGATTTCCATTAGCAGTCATTGTACTTTGTTTATGAATAAATTTTTCTTCATTAGTTGTTTTAATTTCACCAATAACTTCTTTTCCATCCCAATCAAGAATAAGATCAGCAAAGCCACGAATTGGTGGATCTTCGCAAAGAATTTCACGCTCTTTTTCTTTTAATACGCCTGTCTTTTCAATAATTCCTTCAAGTCGTGTGTGAGCAAATGTTCCATTAAGCATATTTGCAATAGCCATTGCATCATTGTTATCTTCAAAATCAGCACCATTAAAAGCAATAAACCAATATCTTGCACAGTTACCTTGACCATATCCAATTGTTGATGGACTGAATGTTTTCTTTAATGTATTCTTTCCATTACGCTTAGTTGATTCATATGCTGTTTCAACCATTTCTGCAAATTTGTTGTAGTCGAAACCATCAACTTTTTTAAACTTTAATTGACTTACAATACTTCTTCCCATTACGCTCCAAACCTTGCTCCATATTTTAGTGCATCAACCAATTTATCAATGGCTGCATTTGCAGAGTAATATACATTTTTCTTTTTAGAAGCCTCTGTGCCTTTTTCAAATGTTGTGTAGTACCTTGACATCATTGCAAATTTGGCACTAATTGCTTGCAATCTAATAATTAATTCTGGAGTTTTTGTAGCAGGAACATCGGGTTTTACAATTAATTTAATAATTAAATCTAATGCTAAATCTAAATCTTCATCTTTCATAAATTCAGATAATTGATTAATTTCACTTACTTCGCTGATATGTTCTAAGACTGTTGTTGAGTCTGCCATGATTCCACCAATTCTTCTAATAATGCCCATTCAATTACTGCTAGGCGAGTTTTATCATTCTCTTTGCCAAGTATTAACTTTAGCACAGGAAACTTATTCCTGTCAACTTTAAAAGTATCTGTGCATATCTTTGCCCAAATATCTTTATTAATAGAGATTGATTTTTCATATTCTTTGTAGTCTACTACAAAATCTTTCCATTGTGCATCGCCTTTTTGATATGCTCCACGACCAGAATTTTTCTGCTGCTTTGCTCCATCACGCTTTGCTTCTGAACGCTCTGACATTAAATTGTCACCTGTGATCTATGATTATCAGAACAGTACCAAACTAGGATTCCTTCTTTTTCATCAAAATGCGCCTTGCTAATTACTTCAAAACATTCTTGGCATGAATATCCACCGTCTACTTCTTGTAATAATTCTTCTTGCTTTTGCTTTGTTTTACCTAAAAAATCTTCTAAACTCTCAGGCATAAATTTTTTCCTTGAGTGCAATTACTACATCAGGGAATCCACGAAGATATTCTACAGCCTTTGCACGACCCTGGAATCGCTCTCCTTCAATGGTATACCATGATCCACCACGCTGAACAATGCCAATCATTTCTGCAACATCTAAAACTTCTGCTACTGAATCTACACCTAAAGTATCTCCTTGATAGTAAAAATCATATTGTCCTGAAAGGTTAGGGGGTCCAAGTTTATTGTAATCAATAATCCAATTTACTGGTCTTCCTACTTTCTGTTCAATAAGTTTATCGCCAACTTTAACATTAGATTTAATTGCATTTGCTTCAGCCTCTGAACTCCAAAGTTTAATGACTGTAGAAGAAAAGAATTTAACAGCCATACCTCCAGTTGGAATATGACTAGCGTGCATTGATCCAAATTGATTGCGCTGTTGTGAGATTAAAACCAATAATGTATCTTTATTTGCATAGTTAAGCATTTTTACTGCGTGTGTCATATCTTTTGCTTCTGCGCCAATTTGCTTGGTATCCTGTAGATGTTTTAATTCTTCTCCATCTTTTTCAAAATATATTGCTGGGAGAAGGGCTGAAATAGAATCAACAACAATAATATCAACACCTGCAGCCATAAGTTGTTGTGCAACATCTACCATATCATTAATAGTTTTTGCTGATGAATAAATAAGTTCTGAAGAATTAACTCCAAGTTGTTCTGCCCAATTTGCAGAGTAGGATGCTTCTGAATCAATCCATGCACAAGTCTTTCCTTCTTTTTGAGCCAAAGCAATCATCTGCAAGCAGAAAGAACTTTTACCTGCTGATTTATTTCCCCATACTAGAATCTGTCTGCCATGTCCTAGTCCACCTTTAAGTGCTAGGTTTAGCCCTATGCTTGGTG